GGAATACCAAATGGTTCAAAGAAAAGGTTTAGAAACAATACAGAGTTTATATTCCATTTTGTTAAGAACCAGAAGGAATTGAAATTCTATATGGATAGGGTATTACAAGACCCAAAAGATAGTTACTTATCAAGATTGAATAGTCCAACAAATGATGATAGTAATATTGTGGATGGTGAAAGAAAAAGAAAGAAAGTGGTATGGGTTAGAAGGACAAGTATGAAGGTTGATGAAACTGGTAGTAAAAACCCTGACTTGGTTCAAAGAGTTGTTCCTGATTTAGTTAGACCCGATAATGTATTTAGATTTCAAACAGCAGGTGCTGCAAGGGATAATACCATTAGACATCCTGCACCATATCATAAAGATTTACCCACATATTTCATCAACTTACTAACAGATGAAGGTGATACTGTATTGGATGTATTCAGTGGAATAGGAACCACAGGATTGGGTTGTAATGATAGAAATTACATTGGTATTGAATTGAATGAGAAGTATGCGGAGTTCAGTAAAAAAAGATTAAATGGTGAAGAATTGGAACAACAAGTAATTAACCAATATGATTTGGAAGGTAATTTTATTCAAACATTTAATACACTACAAGAAATTGAAAACTACTTTGGAAAACCCTGTGTGAATAACATTAAGAATATTTTAAGGGGATATAAAAGAAACTTTACACTATGGGGGTTTGATTGGAAACTACAACCAAAAACTGAATATTTAATTAACCAATATGATTTGGAAGATAACTTTATCCGTAGTTGGAAAACAATAACTGAAATAGAAAACACATTGGGGTTTGATAGTCATAACCATATTGAAGATTGTATCCGTAAAGGAAACAAAACAAGTTATGGATTCCAATGGAAATTAGAAGAAAAAGAAACATAATTTTTTAGATTGATAAAAAAGTATTATCTTTGTTGTATGGAAACGATTATATATAAATCTTGTAGTAAATGTGGTGTTGATAAATCTTTGAATGATTTTTATCAAAACTTAACAGCGAAGAGTGGGTATAATTCAGTTTGTAAAGTTTGTTATAGAGAACGCTCAAAAGAAAGGTCAAAAAAAATATATCAAAATGAAATTAGTATAGCGAAAATATTTGTTAAAAATAAAATTTGTAATACTTGTCATATTAAAAAAGACATTTCTTTCTTTTCAAAGAAAAAAGAAAATAAAGATGGGTATAGAAATGATTGTAAATTATGTCGTAAAATTTACGAAGATAATTGGAAAAAAGAAAACCCATCAAATCTTATAGTAAACGCAAAAAAATATAGAGATAAACCTGAAGTAAAAGAAATTATTAAAAAATACCGTAGAGAATATATGCAAATTAAAACTAATACAAATCTTTTATTCAAATTAAAAAGTAGGGTTAGTTGTCGTATTCGTGAAGCCTGTAGAAAAAATGGTTTTACAAAAAGAAGTAGAACAAGTGAATATATTGGATGTGATTGGGAAACATTTAAAAATCATATTGAAAATAATTTTCAAGAAGGAATGTCTTGGGATAACTATGGAGTTAATGGTTGGCATTTAGACCATCACATACCAATTTCATTTGCTAAAACTGAAGAAGATATATTTCGTTTAAATCATTATACTAATTTAAAACCTTTATGGTGGGAAGACAATTTAAAAAAGTCCGATAAAATATCTGAAGAATGGGGAAATGAAATTTCAAGTAACTGAAGTATGGGAACATATCAACAATGCTGTTGAAGAACAAAAGAGATATATCTTTTTAAGGGGTAGTTCTCGTTCTTCTAAAACAATATCAGCAATACAATACATCATCTTGGAAGCAATCAAAAACCCCAAGACAAGTATAACCATAGCCCGTGCAACGCAAGTATCTTTAAGACATACCATATTACCTGATTTCAAGTTTGTAATGGAATCTATTGGACAATGGGATGAAGGGGTATTCCAAAAACAAGAATTTGTATACACATTTCCAAATGGTTCGGTAGTTAGATTTATTGGACTTGATGATTCAACTGGTAAGTTAAAAGGATTTAAATCTGACATTATCTTAATTGATGAGGTAAACACCATTGATAGAAACGCCTTTATCCAAATGGATATTCGTTGTTCCAAGTATATTATGGCTTTATACAACCCTGAAATACCGATTGACTGGTGGGGATTAGAATATGAAGGAAAAGATAATGGGGTAATGTTACACTCCACTTGGAGAATGAATAGTTTCTTGGACAAAAGAACAATTCAAGCCATCAAGGAACTTATAGACATTGACCCTGATATGGCAAAGATATATTCAGAAGGTCTTATTGTTGAACCAAGAGAAAAGATATTCACACAACCAGAATTGTATGATGAACTACCAAGACATATCAAGGACAAGTATTATTCAATAGATTTCGGGTTTAGTAATGATGAGTGTGCTGTAGTGGAAATAAATGTGGATGGTAGGAATTTATATGTTAAACAACTGATATATCAACTTGGACTAACCAATGAAGATTTAGCCTATAAACTCAAAGAGTTAGGAATAGACAGAAATGTAAATGTGGTAGCAGATTCAGCAGAGCCAAAGTCCATTGAAGAACTTAAAAGATTGGGGATAAATGTTAGACCTGTAAACAAAACCAGTATCTTATATGGAATACAAAAGATGAAACAATTCAAGATATACTTACATAATGAGAGTGTGGATTTAATCAGTGAGTTTACTAACTTTAAATTTAAGAAAGACCGCACTGGTGCAATAACAAATAACACCATAGGTAAAGACCACTTAATTGATGCCTTGAAATATGGTATAGTCCAATTTTTAGACAGACCTAAAACTAAAATAACAATAATATAATGATACAAATAGAAGTAGAAGATAAGGTAGTGGAGGTAAACCCATATCTTACAATCGGTCAATACCAGAACCTAAAAAGAAATATGGATTCATATAAGGATGACCCAACAGCGTTGTTATCCCTATACACCAATATTCCTGTTAGACAATTAAAGAATTTACCATTAGAACAAGTCAAATTTGTTCAGGAGTATATTACCACACAATTCACAGATAAGTCCATCAGTGATGAATTACATAATGTTTTCACCCATAATGGGGTTGAATATGGATTGGAGAATAACTGGCAGAAACTTGCTTGGGGAGCATGGGTAGATTTGGAGGTATTCTCATCAGAAGATATTGAAGAAAATATTCATCTACTTATGTCGGTATTATACCGTCCAATCAAAGAAAGAAAAAAGAACAAGTATGTATTGGAAGCCTATGATGCTGATACCATTGAAGAAAGAGCAAATGAGTTCCTTACCTTACCTGTGAATTATTGGTTTGGTGTGAGCGTTTTTTTTTTCATAACCGTCAATCTGTATATGAAAGATATAGAGAGTTCTTTGACTATGAAGAACAAATTAAACCAGATGATAGTGAAGGGGTGGAAGATACTACCAAAATGGGTAAAAAGGAAACTGCCGTTAGATTCTATTTTAACCTTACCCACCAACTTGCAGGGGAAGACATTACCAAATTTCAGCAGATAGATAACCAACCACTATATTTATGTCTGAATATCTGTTCCATGTTAAAAGAAAGATATTTAAAACAAAAAGAAGAATTAAGAAAATTAGAAAAACAATATAAGTAATGGAAGAATATGTATCATATCACAAGATAATTCAGTTATTTCAGGATTATCAGGTATCACAACAAGGGATTGGGTTAAACTCATTTGGACATGGAAACATTGTAATGTTTGGTATGACTGAATCAGGTATGACACCAACATATCCATTTATGTTTGTTACACCACAGAATATCAGTTATGATGAAAATATAATCACCTATACAATGCAGTTAATCTTTGCAGACAGAATCAACGATGATATGTCTAATGAAATTGATGTTGTAAGTGATATGGATATCCAAGCAAGAAGGTTTATGTCTTATATCCGTAGGGGTATGAACCAAGACCCACCATTGTGGAACTATATGGATTGTAACTTACCATTGACAGGATTACCCTTTTTAGAGCGTTTCAACGATTATGTTGGTGGTATATCTATTGATATGGAGGTAATCATAAGAACCGATATTAACGCATGTGATTACTATGGATGATAAGTTGTTTTTAGAAATACCAAAGATAATCAAGGAAGCCTTACAAAAACAATTAAAGGTTCCAAGACAATCTAAAACCTATGATGGAAGGAAGAAACCAATATCGGGTAATTACACCTATCCAAAGACACCACCAATTGCATCAGGTAATTTAATAAATAACATTGATGTATTTTGGAAGGACAATCTTGAATCAGGAAAACCACAACTGGTTGTTGAGATGCCTGACTATTGGATATGGGTAGACCAAGGCAGAAGACCTGGTAGATATCCACCATTGTCAGCAATTGATAGATGGAGCATTGTTAAACAAGGTTTATCAGGGGTAAGGGACCAACAGGGTAGATTTATTCCAAGAAAGACCTTAAACTTTTTAAGAGCCCGTTCAATCGCAAAGTATGGTTACTACAAAACAGATTTTGTGAATAAAGCAATAAACAATGTTATTGACCAAATAACCGAAAAATTAGGTGATGCAGCAGGACAATACATATCTGACCTGCTTGATGAATCACTAAAAGTATATTTCCAAGATACAGGAATTAACATTAAACTATAATGAGCATATCAATATTACACCAACCACCATCATTTCAACCTGTATTAACCAATGGGTTGTTTTATACCGTATCTGCTGATACGACAAATAAATACCAATTCAGATACAACTATGATGTCTATGTAAATGGAACATTGGAGTTCAGTGCCAAGGCAACACCAAACCCATTTGGATTGGGGGTTGCTGATGTATCAAGGGTATTAAAGACATATTGTCTAAACAATCCAATATCACTTTGGAATACAACAGAAATTTATACACATCAAACATTTCCGTTTAGCCGTCCATCTCAAAATGAGACAATAAATTACCAAGTATATTTTGGTTATGAATATTCATCAACCGAACTTGGTGTGGTAAGTGCATTCACTGGTAATGGATTGGTAGAAGGTAATCCTGGTGTATCAACACCACTGAAGAAAACATTTAAATCAACAATGGGTGTAAATGGTAGGGCAACACAACAGGACTTTGATATGGGTCCATTTGTATTGTCAGGAGCACCAACAAACACAGACCCAACAACATCAGGATTATTCTTAACCAATTCACCAAGAATTAGAAATATTCAAGATACAGAATATTATACACTTGGATTTACAAACTACTACTTGGATACAACAACCTTATCTGAACCTTATTATGTTCAATATACCTTTTATGATGACCAAGGCACAACCTTAACCGCTGTAACGATAGATAACATTACAACCAATGGTGGTGGTCCAAGAACAGGTTGCACTGATGTATATCAAGCATTACCTTTGATTATTCCATCAGGCAATACAAACTATAATACACTTTATGTTGGAGCAGGACCTGCAAACCTACAAGATATTATACCTGCAAACACGGCACAATATACCGTTCAGTTGTTTGGTAAATTCACAGGTTCAACATCACCAATACAACCAACACCTACACCAACACCAACCCCGTCATCAACACCACAATCTTGTCCTTGTATAACTTATGAGGTTACCAACAATTCATTGGAAGCACAGGGAATATTCACTTATAGAGATTGTAGTAATATACAACAACAATTAGTATTGAACCCAAGTGAGACATTCTATGTTTGTGTATGTTCTACAACAAGTTGGAGTATTGAAGGTAATTTGGCAGTAACCTACGATTCACCTTGTGTAATTCCATCACCTACACCAACACCAACACCATCAGCGACCCCTTGTGCTTGTGGTGAATATGAAATAGACAATTCATCATCAGTATCAGGAGCAACCATCAGTTATACTTTCTGTGATGGAACACCATATACATACAACTTAACACCATCAGAAAATGTGTTTATTTGTGGATGTGTTAGTTCATTTACCGCAACATCAGGTAGTTCATATACATCAATAACTTACGCAGGACCTTGTTAAAATAATAATACCATGTCAAACATTCCAAATCCAGTTCCAACAACCTATACATTAGGAAACTGCACAGGATATACACCTGTGTCTGAAATATTCACCTTTAACATTGAACCAATCTGTAACAGGAGTGGTAACCCACAACTACAACTGATGTGGTTAAACAGATATGGACACTACGACTACTATACCTTTACAGCATCCAAGTTGGAAGGTTTATCAATAGACAGACAAGCATATAATAGTTGGGCTGTTGATTGGGGTTCAAATGACCCATCAAGATACCAATGGGCTCGTGGGTTAAATGATTTCCAAGTCAATATGAGTGAGACCCATGTAATCAATTCAGGGTTCTTAAATCAACCTGACTTTATGTTTTTACAAGAGTTATACACATCCAATGAGGTATATGAGATTACATCTGATGGGGGACTTACACCAATCAATGTTGTGAATACAGAATTTACAATCAAAAACAAAGGTAATAGAACAATTACAAACATTGAATTAACTTATGTGTATTCAAGTGATATCACACTAATCGGTTTCTAATATGGATACATCACTACTGGTATATCTTAACAACCAATGGAATAGATTGGATATCTATGAAGATATTCCAATTTCTGTTATTATCCAACAGGTGGACATCAATGCTCTTGATACAAGAAAATCACCATATTCAAAACAATTTGTTGTTCCAAACACAGATAACAACGCAAAGATATTTGAACAATACTACGAGGTAAATGGAATTGACTTTAACCCCCTTACAAGAATAGATTGTGTGGTTCAGTATAGGGGAACAGATATATTCACAGGTATATTACGATTATCAGCAGTAATTGAAAATCCAAACTACACAGATTATGAGGTGTATATTATGGGTAATGTTGGTGATTTTGCATCTGAAATAAGAAACATTACATTACAGGACCTGAATTGGACTGACCTACAACATGAACTAACTTATACTGCAATAACCAAATCTTGGGAATGTAAGAACAACGACACTGATGGTTTATTTGGTGGTAAGGTATTGTATCCAATGATTAACTATGGACTACCATATAACGGAACAACACCAGTATTCACATATACCTTTGGTGAAGCAAACTCATTTGACCAATCAAACAAACCAGTTCCTGAATCAATATGGAAACCAGCCATTAGGGTTAAAGAGGTTGTTGATAGAATATTCGCAAAGACGGGTTATGGTGTTGAATCAGAGTTTTTTGAAACAGATTATTTCCGTTCAATGTATATGGATACATTCCAAAATGGAAAACTTGGTGTTGATGTTGCATCGGGTGTAACAAACCAAAACATCTTCAAGATATACACAAATGGTGCTGTTGTCTATAACAACATTACAGGAACAAAGGATTTGTTATTTAACAATTTCAGGGGTGATGGTTCAGACCCACTTGGAAACTTTGATAAAGCCGTTCCATATAACTCAATAAATCCTGGTAACCAACCAACACATTCATTTTTCAGGGTTCCATTTGGTGGACAATATTCATTCAACATCAGGTTTAATTATGATGATAATAACTTTGTTGGTGGGGGTGATGTATATTTCCAAGTGGTTATGAGAAAAGGTAGAAACTTATCCACATTGGATTCTGAACCTTTATGTGCCGCATCTGATACAGTTCAATTACCAACATCAGGACTACAAGAACCATTTAACTTTTTCCCAACATTTAATTGTGATGCTGGTGATTTTGTTAAAGCATATATCCAAGTTAATAGAAATGATAACAATTGTGATTTAAGATTATTACCTTACAATTCTTTTGGTGTTTCATCACCAGCACCAATGTGGGATTTATACTCATCACCAACATTAGCAGGAACACAACTTGTTGATATTAGATTGGGACTACAACAGATAAATTGTATAGATTTTATTAAATCACTTATCACACTATTTAACTTGGTTGTCATCCAAGATGAGTTGTCCAAGACCATCAAGATTATACCATTTAATTGGTATTACAACGAAGAAGATAGGGATGTTAAGGATTGGACACAGAGATTGGATTTGAACTCAACATACAGGGTAGAACCATTATCATTTGATTTACCAAAAGAGGTGAATTGGACTTATACAAAAGGTTCAGAAGAATATCTAAATAAGATATTTGAAGACCAAAACAAATATCAGTATGGAAGATTTAAATATATTTCAACGAATAATTTACTCACATCAGAACAAACTTATGAGGTTCCATTTGCTGCAACACCAACAACCGTTGTTAATGGAGCAGATAATTTCATTATACCAGCAGTTTATCGTGAATTAAATAACCAATTACAACCATATTCAAATAAACCACACCTATTCTTTTGGGTAGGAAATAGATTTGCATATAAGGACAAATTTAAACAACAACAAGGAACATGGTGGTTATCATCAGGGACAACCCAATATGAACAGACAACTTATCCGTGTGTATCACATTTGAGTTCATTAGATATTCTAATACCTGACTTGGTGTCTGATTTGAATTTCCAATCAACATTTGATTTCTTTGGAAACTATAACACCTTACCAGTTCAATTTACACAATACAATCTATTCAATACCTTTTGGGAAGATTATGTTGATGACAACTATTCAAATGAAACCAGAAGATTAACAGGTAGATTCTTGCTCCGTCCATTAGATGTGTATGATACAAAACTTACAGATAAGATTTATGTTAAGGATAGTTTTTATCGCATTGAAAGAATAAATGAAGCAGATTTAATCCAAACAAAACTAACTGAATGTTCCTTGATTAAAGAAAGGGGTGGTTATTACAAGGTAACCCCACCAGCACCATATTATGCAATTTCAGGTAATACACCATATCCTGGTTTATTGAGTGCTTACACCCTTACCTGTTATACAGGTTTAACACAACAACCAGTATGTTTGGGAACAGCACCAACAACAACTCTAACAACATTTGGAACATCAGGATTGACTGATTTACAACAGGTTTATTTCAGTGCTGTAACAGGATATCAACCAGTAAATTTGGGAACATACATCAGATACACCGCAGATACAGATAGTTATGTGGTAATAAATAACATAGGAGAAATTCTATCACAAACTTGTTAAGAATTGTTTATATTTGTAGTATGAAAAGATTTAGAGATACCGAATACTTTGTAAGTGAAGATGGAAAGGTTATAGGTCCAAAAGGTTATGAATTAAAAGGTGAAGTTAGTAATTCAGGGTATAGAAGATGTTCTATATATGTTGATAAAAAAATTAATAAATTTCTTATTCATAGAATGGTTGCAGAGTGTTATATATCAAATCCTGAAAAAAAACCTGATGTAAACCATATTGATGGTAATAAATTAAACAATGTAAGTTCAAATCTTGAATGGAACACAAAGAAAGAAAATATGAAACACGCTTTTAAAAATAATCTTATTAATACTTGTAAGGGTGAAAAACAATATTTATCTAAATTAACAGAAAATGATATTTCTTTCATAAGAAACAATTACACACCAAGAGATAAAAAATTTGGTATGAGAGCATTAAGTAGAAAATTTAATGTGTCTTATGGAACAATATATCCTTTAATACACAATAAAACTTGGAAACACATTAAATAATCATGGCAGGTGAACGCACAATAGGAATAAGAATCCAACTTAATGGTTTGAATACAGTAATAACTGATATCAAAACATTAGAAGAAGAAATAAGAAAAGCAAAAGAAGACCTTAAAGAGGTTGAGATTGGTGGACCCATATTCAACCAACTTGCAAAAGAAATTAGTCAGGCTGAAACTAAACTGATTGGATTACAAGATGCCGCAAAGGGAATATCCAAAGAAAAAACCCTTGAAGGATTTGGTAAGTTGGGTGCTGGTATTGCATCATCATTTGCTGCCGCAACTGCCGCAGTATCCTTATTTGGAAATGAAAGTGAATCAGTCCAAAAGGCTGCAACCCAAGCACAAAACCTTTTAACCGTAGCATTATCTTTAAGGGGTATTGCCGAAATAAAGACAGGGGCAGATATTGTTGCCAAGACCATAGCAGAGAAGGCATCAACAGCCGCAACACTTGCAAGCAATAGTGCCACAAAAGCGTTATACACCACCCTTGCTGCCAATCCTTATGGAGTAATTTTGGCGGTAATTGGATTATTAGTTACGGCATATCTTACCCTTGCAGATGCAACCTATGATGCTGAAAAAGCACAAGAATCATACAATAAGGTATTGGAAGACACTTTATATGGATATGATTTGGAAAGAACAACCATTGAATCAAACTTGGCGTTAAAATTAAAAACCGCTGAATTGGAAGGTGCGTCAATACAACAAATAGCAGAATTAAAGAAACAAGCCAACTTGGATACAATAGAACTTATTGACAGGGAGGTTAAAGATTTGGTTAGATTGCGTATGGAAAGGCAGAAAGAAATTAGTGCCAACATAAAAGATGAAAAAGAAAGAAAAGCAGCAATACAAAAGTTAAGTGATGATTTTGCCAAAGAAGGTAGAAGGTTAGGGGTTGAAAGATTCAAGTTGGAACAACAAATTAAATTGGATGAAATTGATTTGGAAATCCAACTTAATGAAACAAGAAAGAAAACATCATCAGAAAGAGCAGTAATCATACAAAAAGAAATTGAGTTATTAGGACAGAGATTAGAATTAGAAAACAAATTAAATACACTTGGATATAAGATTGGTGAGGTTGATTCAAAGATTGTTGAAACTGGTAAAAACAGGGTTAAAAATCTTGAAGAGTTAAAAAATGTCTTGATTGAAACATTACCTTATGAAGAACAATTTGCTCTTAAATTACAAGAAACATTTGGTTCAATTAGGGATATTGCAGGTGATGAGTTAAAATCATTATCAGCCGCATTTGATGTGTTTAGTGAAAATGCTGGTAAAGCAGGTATTACTGTTGAACAATTAAAAATTGAACAGGATAAGATTAACAAAGCAACACAAACCTTTATTGAATTAAATAAGGATTATGTATCACCTGAAACAGTTGTTCAAGTGCAAAAATTGAGTAGTAATTTAATTCTATTAAGTAATACATTATTTGAGATTGGCAAGGCGAATATTAAACCACCATTTAATGTTGCTGAATTTAGAAATGCGTTTAAGGAACTGGCATTACTTGAAAGTGAAACAGTGATATTCTCACCTGAAAGAGCAGCACAGATTAGAATTACAGCACAACAACAACAAGAAAGATTTGTTGCCGCTTATGTTGCCTACATTAAGACAACCAAATCAGGTATTGAAGCACAGAATAAAATATTAAATGACCCAAAATTATTACCTGCTGATAGAACAAAACAACTTGCAGCATTGGATGAACAATACAAAAAGATTGGAACAACTTTATTTGAAAACACCAAAAACCTTGTATTGGAAAATGAAAAGTTTAACATTGGTATTGATACAACTGTAAAACAGGTTGAAGAATTAAACGCTCAAATCAAATCATTGAGTAGTAATTCACAAGCACTTGCTGGTTTCTTATTACAAAATAGGGAGTTGTTTGCAAATGCTTATGATGTTGATTTAGCAGCACTTGCTAAAAATAGAACAGAAGCAGATAAAATTATTGAAGAAGTAAGTAATAAAACCTATGATAAAGAAAAGAAATTCCAAACAGATGTTGCTAATTTCCAAGAACAACTATTAAAGAAGGGGGTTGATATTTCCAAACTTACTTATGAACAAAAACTTGAATTATTAAAAGATGCCCTTCAAAAGGAAATAACAGAAGTTGAATCAGCGGAAGACAAAAAGAACAAAGCACAGAAAAAAACCCTTGATGCAATTTCAGAAGGACTACAACAATTCAGTTCATTGGTTGGTAGAACAGCATCACTGATTGCACAATCTTATTCATTCCAATTAGAACAACTTGAAAAAGCAAGTAAAGATGCATTATCACAGGTTGTTGGTGATACAGAAGAAGCCAATCAAAAAAGAATAGAATTAGAAGGACAATACCAAAAACAAAGGGCGGAAATTGAAAAGAAAGCGTTAATTAAATCCCTTCAATTTCAGTTGATACAGGCTATTGCTGATACAGCACAAGCAGTTATTGCAAACTTGGAAATTCCATTATTAGCCATCGCTGTTGGAGCGTTGGGAGCAGCACAGATTTCCTTAATAGCACAACAATTATCCGCCGCACAATCACTTGCAGGTGGTGGTATTATTAGAATTGGAGCAGGTGGAATGGTTGTAGGTCCATCACATGAACAAGGGGGTGTTTCCTTTGCTGCTGGTGGAGTTAATCTTGAAGGTGGGGAGAGTGTAATAAACAAGGTGAGTTCGTTGAACTACGGTGGTTTATTATCACAAATCAACCAAATGGGTGGTGGTTCACCAATAGTGAATAACCCGTCAAATAGTTTGATGGAAGAAAGATTAGTTCAGGCAATTGCTAAAAGTAAAAATGAACCAATCCGTGCTTATGTTATGAATAGTGAGATAACAAATGGACAAGCGATAAACAGAAGGTTGAACGAACTTGCAACCCTATAACAACTGATATTTATAGAAATGATTAAAGTAATTGATTTAGATATAGAAGGAACCTTAACTGGTGATACAAGAGTGGAAGAGATTGCACTTGTAAGAATGCCAGCAATAGAACAGGATTTCATATATTTCACCCAACAAGAATTTGTTGATTCCATAACAGATTATCCACAATACATAACCGATACGGCAATAAGAGCAAAGAAATGGGTTGATGAAAATGGATATGGTAATTGTATGACCCCTGTGGGTAAGTCAAGGTTAAACCAATTAGCCAACAGAGAACCTGTATCAATAGAAACTTTAAAACGCATGAAGGCGTTTGGAACAAGACATAAGAAAGATTGGGATAGTTCCAAATCATTTGAAGAAGGTTGTGGATATCTTGCTCTCGCATCGTGGGGTTTTGAACCATCAACTTATGATAGTGTGATGAATTACTTGGATAGGGTAATAACCAAACAAGAAGAAATGGCTACGGTAGGTCCAAGAGGTGGAATTAACCCATCAAAGAAGGCACCAAAGTCAACCACACCAAACAAAGACCCAAAAGGTGAAGGAACAGCAAAGGGTGATGCCAGTGGTAAAAGGGGAGCAAAGGTTACAGCAGAACAAGAAAAGACATTACAAAATAAGGTTGATGATTTTAATGAAAAAGAATCAAATACCAAACATGGTAGAGCAACACTTGGACAACTCAAATCAGTATTTCAAAGGGGATTGGGAGCATTCAATACATCACACTCACCAAAGGTAAGGTCAGCAGAACAATGGGCTTATGCAAGGGTAAATGCTTATTTATATCTACTTAAAAACGGAAGACCACAAAATCCAAAATATACAACTGATAATGATTTATTACCTGATAAACACCCAAAGGCAGGTAAGGGAAAGGAAGATATGGATATTGATGTATCCAACCTACCTGATTATGTAAATTATCCAACAGGTGATACTGAAAATAATATGTTGATAAAACCTGTATTATTTGTTGAAAGAAATCCTGGTGAAGATAGAAAAGATTATATCAATAGATGCACAGAATACCTTATCAAAAATGAAGGTAAATCACCTGAACAAGCATACGCAATCTGTAATTCAGAAGCAGATGAATATTCAATCGGACAAAATGTCAGTTTTGACTTTGATGATACATTGAATACACCAAGAGGTAGGGGATTAGCATTACATGAATTACAATCAGGTAGTGATGTGTATATCATATCAGCAAGGTCGGATAAGATGAGAATGCTTCCCCTTGCAACAGAATTGGGAATACCACATGATAAGGTATTTGCAACAGGTTCAAATAGGGCTAAACTACAAAAGATAAAGGATTTAAGAATAGATAAACATTACGACAATAATGAAGATGTAATAGATTCATTGGGTAGTATTGGTATTCAATTTATGTGTCCTTGTTTGGATGAGTTCGTGGATAAGAAACAGGACTTTACAATGATTGGATTCATAGATGGGGAACCAGTCTTTACCACACCTGAAGAAGCCGAGTTATATGGAGAAACAGAACATGGATGTTCAGGACACCATTCACACACAGATGAAGATGGTAATACCGTTTATATGGGTTGTGAGATACACCCTGAAAAGATGGAAGAAGAATTTGGTGTTGAAGATTATTCTGATGAAGAAATTGAGGTTATTAAAAACTTATATTTCTTAAAGGAAAATGACTATGAACAATTTGAGGCTGTTGTTGGAGCAATGAGAGGTGCAACCGAAGCCGAAATAAAAAGAAGAAACCACCCAAGACCTACAAACTATTTCAAATATGAAAGGGTATTATCAGGAGCACCTGATAGAGATTTCTGTATGTCCATTCAAGATAGATATTTCCGTAGATTGGAAATAGATTTATTAAGGGATACCAATACAGAGTTTGGACATGAAAGACAACCATATTCAAAGTGGTTATACAAAGGTGGACCTAATTGTATTCATGCTTGGAGAAAGTATTTGGTTCAAGGTGATGTTATTGCAGACCAAGGCATGGCTGAAGGAACTGCGGGAATACCACCAAAACAATTACCAAATAGTGGTTATTACTCACCTGAAACAAAAAGAAAGAGTGAGGTAGCATACATCATATCACAACAGGGAATGTCCAAGATGGGGTTCAAAGCGGATGATGAAAAAAGAATGGTGTATTCTCCACTAATGATACCTAATATTCTAATACCACGATTATCTGATGATGGGGAAAAATACTTTGTTAAATTCACACCACAGGTAATAGAAAAAATACAAAACCTTTACATGATTGAAAAGAGATTGGATAGAACAAACTATGAACATAGTGATAACAAGATTGATTCGGTGGTAATGGTGGAGAGTTGGATTGTATCGGGTGATTCTGATAAATCTTTCCAATTAGGTTTTTCAAGGGATAATATACCTGATGGAACTTGGATGGGTGGATTTAAGGTATTGGACACAGAAGAAGGAGATTACATTTGGAATGAATATATTAAGAAAGGTAAGGTAAAAGGATTTTCAGTTGAAGGTAATTTTATTATGAACTTTTCCCGTCAAGATAATGATGAATATTTATTACAAGAAATCATAAACATAATAAAACAAATAAACGATTAAAATTATGAATGCAGCACAAGCGATTGATAATATCGTCAAAATGTTAGGATTACAATTTAAGAAGGAGACCTTTAAATCAACCTTCCTTACTGATGGAACCACAGAGGTTACCAACAATATGGAAGATGACTTTCAACCAGGTCAAACCCTTTATGTTGTAAAAGAATCCACACTTGCACCAGCACCTGAAGGTTCACACGAAACCAGAGAAGGTGTTGTTATTACCGTTGATTCAGAATCAGTTATCATTGCCGTATCCCAAAAGGATATTGCTGATGAGGCAGAGGTTAAAGAAGAAGCAGGTAAAGAAATGGAATACACAGAAGCAAAAGATGCACAAGGACAAACCCTTGAATCATCTACTTTTGATGTTGGTGAAGATGTATTCTTGGTTAAGGAAGATGGTAGTAAAGAACCAGCACCAGACGGAGAACATCAAGTAACCTTAAAGGACACAAGTGGAAACGAAAATAAAATCAGAATACAAGTTAAAGATGGTAAAATCACAGAAAGAGAAAATGTGGAAGAAATGATGAAACCAGAAGAAATGAGTGTTGATTTTAGTAAAGACATTGAAGACATTAAATCATCAATTAACAACCTACTTGAATTGGTTGGTTCAATGAACGGAAAATTCAAGACAGAGTTAAACTCATTAAAAACCGATTTTGATACTTTCAAAAAGTCACCAGAAAGAAAAGCAGTAGAAGAAAAGAAATCTTATACACAATCTTTTTCTGATTACCAATTAGAGTTGATTAAATCATTAAGAAAATAAACATAAAAATTAAAAATAAAAAAAATGGAAAATAAGAAAAAATTGTCATTTAACTATGACTTATCAAATTTACCAACTTACAATTCTTATGGTTCTGATATGTTGATTAAAGCAATCTTGGGATTGACTTTACCAAAATATGCAACAATTAGACCTAACTTGAAAGGAACAACTGAAAAAGTAGGTTTCGTAACCAACGATGTTATCCTTCAAGATTTGAGTTGTGGTTTTGACCCAACAGGTGATACAGTGCAAAACCTTGTAACTGTTGACTTGTGTAATAAAAAGGTTAACCAACAATTGTGTCCATACTCTTTGTATGATACATATTTGAGTCAATCATTAACTAATGCAAACTTTCAGTCGGAAGTGCCCTTTGAGGAGGTCATTTTAACTGATATCAGCAATCGCATCGCCAACCAAGTTGAAAAACAATTGTGGCAGAATACTACTGCAACTGGTGCTACTATCTACAACAACGCTTGTTTCAACGGTGTTACTGCATTGATTACATCAGGTAATGGAGCAACTCAAATCGCTTATTCAGCAGCAACTGCATCAAATGGTTTGGATGTATTCACAGCAATCTACGAAAACATCCCTTCAAATGTATTGCATTTGGATGATTTGGCTATCTACACAAGTTATGCTAACTACAGAGGTTTGGTAAGTTCTATGAGAAACAACTCATTCGTGAATTTATTCACAATGGATTCAGCAAACGCTGCAATTGGTGAAGAGTGGAGTTTGATGTTACCAGGAACAAATGTAAAAGTTATCCCTTCTGCGTTTGTAAATCATAATCCATAAACTATTAACTAATTAAAGAAATAGAATTATGGCAGCATGTTATTTATCAACAGGATATACATTAGATTGTAGAACATCATCTACGGGTGGTATCAAAACTATGTGGATTTTGGGTGGTGCAAACAACTCAATCACAGGTTACACTGTAACTAATAGTGAAGTATCTGCTATTGGTGGAACAGGAACTTGGTTTAAGTTTGAATTACCAAAACAATCTGGTTCTTTGAGTGAAACACTTGGAATCAATACCGTAGCACAATCAGTTACATTCCAACCAGAGGTGGTTGTAAATTTACCGAAATTACAAACAACATTGAGAGATGCGTTTGTTGACTTGGTGGCTTTGAACGAAGTATATGCTTTGATTGAAGACAACAATAACAGATATTGGTTGGTATTCTTGGATAATGGTGGTTTAGTTACCGCTGGTTCATTGAATACAGGACAGGCTTATACAGATTTGAATGGAGTTACGGCTCTTACAATTTCTGGTGGAGAACCAACATCAATTAGAGAGGTTGCAGTAACAACTACTATTGGAGCAGTATTCACTGCGGGTGGTTTTACTTTCCAATCTTAATAAAAACCTTGAAATATGGGGGGGTTAAAATCTCCCCATTTTCATAAGCCTATATTATATTTATCATATATGAAATTACGACCTTACCAAGCACCAAGAAGACAACCAAAGATTAATGATATGATTTATCCACCAGGTTCAAGACAGGGTGGAAATGTTTGGATAGGTGGTATTTTAATGAATGTTCCACAACCTTCAAGTGGACCTGCGGTTAGTCCAACACCTACTCCAAGTGTAACCCCAACAATGACGGTTACACCAACAAGTAGTTTGACTCCTACACCAACTATTACCCCTACTAATACGGTTACACCAACGCCAACAAGTAGTTTAACACCTACACCTACACCAAGTTCAAGTGCTATACCAAAAGTAATAATGAGTGGTGGAACTGTTACTGATTCAGGTGGATTTAGAACACATACATTTAATTCATCAGGAACTTTAACAGTAATTCAAGGTGGTAATGTAGAATTATTGATGGTTGCTGGTGGTGGTGGAGGAGGAGGAGGTCGTTCTTCTGGCGGTTCAGGTGGCGGTGGTGGTGGCGGAGGCCAAATATACTATTCATCAATAACAGTTAATACTGGAGGAACTATTAATATTGGTAATGGTGGTCTTGGTGGTGGTAATTCACAAAATGGTGAAAATGGAGGTAACACAACAGGATTAGGATTTACAGCAATTGGTGGTGGAGGTGGTGGAGCACCGACAAGCCTTAGTAGCGCAAATAATGGTAATGCTGGTGGTAATGGTGGTGCAGGAGGTTGTGCCGACCCTATTTGTGGTAGTGGTGGATTAGGAACTGTCGGACAAGGAAATAATGGTGCTACTTGTGCTGGTAATGGTGGTTCATCAAATAATAGACCAGGATATTCTGTTGGTGGAGCAGGAAATGGTTGTCAATCAGGAGGTGTGATAAATGGTTCTAATGGAGCCGCTAACACAGGTAATGGTGGTGGAGGATGTGTTGGTTCAACAGGAATATCAGGTAATGGTGGTAGTGGTATAGTTAAAATAACCTATGCACTATAATCTATGTATAGAATAAATGATATTGCATTTGATGAATATAAGGTAATGAGTGTTGAATTGGAATTGGATAGTTGTGATTTAATTATGAAGGTTAGATTCACAAAAGATGATGACAGAATAACACAAGAAAAATCTTATAGATTTAAAACAAATTGTGATGTGAATATAAATAAATTGATTGAAGAATTAAAAGGTATAATAAATGAGTAAGGTATTTTACAGAAAGAAATTTAGTGATTATTTGGGTGAACAAAGAGCCATAGATGATATCTATGCACAATTCATACCTGATGGACCACCACCTTCACCATCACCTACACCTACCAATACTCCAAGTGTAACACCTACATCAACACTTACGCCTACACCAACAACTACACCAACACCTACAAGTTCAGGTGTTCCAATCACTCCTACGCCTACAAGTAGTTTAACACCTACTCCAAGTATTACCCCAACCTTAACAAGGACACCGACTAATACGCCTACAAATACTGGTTCACCAACTCCTACCCCTACCGTTACACCTTCATCAACACCACCACCTGATGTGTATTGTGCTATTAAAGCCGAAGGTAATGGATATATCCTTACTGAAAATGGAAATGAAATATTAAGGGATAACTGTATTAGCCCATTATCACCAATTTATGTTGTTGGTGGTTCAGGTTCTTTTGAAAATGAAATGGGTTATTCAACTGATACCACATCTTGGAAGGGTGTTGGAAATGTAAATACAATATTTAGTGGAACTGGTGGAGCGGTATACGCATTAAGAACAAATGGTTCAATATGGGTTTCTGGTGGACAATCAGGAACAGCGGGTAGTGCATCATCAAGGGTTGCAACATCAACTGATGGTATAAATTGGACTGGTGTTACATCAATGGATGGATATATTGGTTCATTTGTTCCAAGAGAAATTGGATGGAATGGAACATACTTCTTATTGGGTGGAATATCAGGAGCAACCACAGACGCAGTTTATTTATCCGCAGATGGAAATGTGTGGACACAATCATCAAACTTAAAAACTATGATGCAACTCCCTTATGGATTTAGTTATGGTAATGGAAGGGATGTTGCGGTTGGACAGTTATTAACAGCACCACAGATATGTATATCACTTGATTATGGTGTTACATGGATTCCATCTATAAACGCAACAAGTGTATTTACATCAAGGGTTGATAGTGTCGCCTTCTCACCAATATTAAACAGATTTGTTGCTGTTGGTGTTGGAAATACAATTGGATATTCAACTGATGGTTTAACTTGGAGTGCATCTACTGGTGGAACATTATTCACTGGTGGAACATTAATTAGAACAATCGCCTACTCAAATACATTAGATAGATTTGTTGCAGGTGGAACTGCGGGTGTGGTTGCGGTATCAAATGATGGTATCACTTGGACACAATCACCAAACTCACAAGTTGTATTTACGGGAACAAATATAAACTTTGCGATAAACAAAATAACTTGGTCTGATACTCAATTCGTGGGTGTTGGTAGTAATGGATTCAGTTCAACTGATGGTATTGTTGGAACATCACCTGATGGTTTAACTTGGACACCATCAACACCTGTATCGGGACTTGGAACATTAATTACCATATTCAGTAAACCATCAATGGGTGTTTATCCACAAATAAATCTATAAAATAAAAAATTAAATATAAAATAAAATGAGTGTATATGTTTCAAACTTACCTGAATATACAGGTAATACAAGTGGTGGATATAGTATATGGAATAACAGTGGTGAAACAACCACATATAAAGTTAAAAACTATAGTCCATTTATTTTAACAGGTAATAATAGGTCATCAATTTATTCATTTGACGCTATACCACAAAGAGTTGGTGATAACACAAGTAATAACTTTATGTGGCCAGCAACATTAAATAGAATTGATGATTATGTAACAAATTCAACATTATTAGGAACGAATCATTATTTAAGAACTGATAGTAATGCTGGTGATGCAATAGACAATTGTTATGTCTTTGGTAATGAAAACTTTTTAAGAAAAGGTAGTAATGTTTTTATCTTTGGTAATAATAACCAAATGGATAGACCTGGACAAAATGGTGGTGGATTCATCTTTGGTGGAGCATCAAATGTTATGAATAATTGTGCTGGTAATGCCAGTGGTATTATTGGAGGACAAAGTAATAGTGTTCAAAACTATGGTTATCAAAATAGTATGATTATTGGTTGTTTTGGAAACCAAATTATCGGTGATGTTCAAAACTCATCAATCTTTGGTTCTCAACAATCACAAATGGGTAATACAAGTTATGGTTCTGCTATTGTTGGTGGAGCAGCAGCAGTAATAAACGGAGGTGGGGGTGCTATGATTGTTGGTGGATATGGTAATAATGTATCAAATACAAATTGTAGTGGTATTTACTCATCTCGTAGTTGTAATTTAACAAACTCTTATGAAGATATTGGAGCATCTATATTTGGTGCTTGGAACTCATCAATCGGTGCTGGTTCAATAGTATCTACAATTATTGGTGGTGATGGAAACAACATATCTGGAACATCACCTTATTCATCCATTATTGGTGGAACAGGTAATGCAATTACAGGTAATACCCGTGTTACTATGTTAAGTTGTAGTGGTAGAACAGCAACAGCATCAGCAACCACTTATGTAGAAAACTTACACACATTTAGGACACCTTCAACAAGAGTTCAACCAATATCAAGTGGAACAACTTTTACTTGTAATTTGGAAAATGGTGCGAAATCACAATTTTACATTACAGGAACAAATACAATTAACATTACAAATGTTAGAGATGGTGCTTCATTTATGATTAAAACTCAAACTGACGGAAACTATGTAACAACTTGGACTGCTTCAGGATACACATTTGTATTTGAGGGTGGACTTAAAGACCCTGGTAATAATGTTACAGACATCTTTGTATTTGAAGTATTCGGTAGTGTGATTTACGGAAATAGAAGACATAACTATTCATAAGATAAAATAACAAAATATGATAATACTAAACGAAGGA